GAGAGATAGGCTTGATACCAGTCGGTTCCCCGTCTGGACCAATATCTTCAAAGCCTTCTAAATCTAAATCCACATGACACTCTAACAAAGTGTACATCGGAATTTGTTTTCCAGATTTTTTAGTGCCTTCTAATTCTTTTTCTTTTTTAGAAACTTCATCATTAACAACCATACCTGGTGGAGTTAATTCTACATCAGAATAAAATCCAGCTACTTGTTGTTTTCTTAAATCGTTCTCTGAAATTTTTATAACGTGAATAATAGACTCTGCATCATCTAAACTATTTGCTGTGTATGGCACAATCAAATCGTCTGCTGGTACAAACTTAGAAACAGCTCTACCTAATAAATCATCGTAGTAAACTTTTTTAAATGTTGAACCTGCAAGAGGTAAGTGAAATAGCATAGAGTCAAACTCTGGTTCATATTCTTTCATTTGATCCATGATTAAATAATTCATGAAATCTTTTACTCGATGTGCTTGCTGATCTTTTTGTGGGTTCTTCACCCCTAACACTTGTGTTCGGACCGGACCGTCTGCTGGTAATAACTCTTTGTATGCGGTTGCTTGAAACTGTGTAACAGCTTCAGCTAACACAGGGTGCGTTGCACCAGAAGCTCCTTGAAACGGCTCCGTTCTATTTTCGTATTTAAATCCTAATAGGTCAAGTCCATCGGTATAACCTTTTTCCCAATCTTTTCTTGACATCTTATAATCGATGTAATTATTTTTTAATTCAGAACCGAGTGGTTCTAAAATATCTGCTGGTAAAATATCTGCTAAATTATCAAAGTGTGATTCTGTTCCAGGAATATTAATTGCACCTGGTTCAAAGTCAATGGTCGCACCACCGTCTTCTTCGGGTATAACTTCTACGGGACCTTTTTCAGGAACCTGTTCTTCGATGTCAACTTGTTCCGTAACCTCTTCGCCCGGAACTTTAATCTCTGTTCTTATTTCGCCTGGAAGCGACTTGTCGATTTCTGCCATTTATTTTCTCCAATCTTACAGTCTTAACTTGTTTTAAGGGAATATTCAAGCCCTGTGGGTTTGGTCCTCTTAGAGGAGGTATCGTTGTGGTTAGTTTTTTCAATAGTAGTTCCTCACAGGTTTTACTTGTTTGTCTTTTTCATCATCATAATCTTCAGGATGCATGACAAGACCTCCTTGTCTAAATCTCATAATTGCTTGGGTCGTTGAGTCAACCAAGTCATCATGATCCCCGTAGGGGAATGCAGCGCACTCTTCAACCACTTCTTCAGCGAACTTTTGATCTGGTGCCCATATCAGACCTGACTCAAAAAGAGGTGCGCATGAATTAACTCTGACATGCTTATCATTTCCTTTGCTCGGTGTAAAGTTAACAACAGGGATATCCATCTTACGTAACTCATAGGTTAGAGGTAGTCCTGATGCTTTAGACTCGATAATCACCGTTTCAGGTTGCCAGTATTTATATTGCTCTAAGGCCACACGCCTTAACTCTGGAAACTCAAATCTTCCTTTGATCGCATCTAATAGCATGAGATTAGCCCCTTCATCTTGGCTTGGATAAAATACGCCCCACGTAGTAATGGCAGAATAATCGGCTGACGTTTTTTTCATGAACGCCGTATCATAGGATTGTATAACGTGATGAAGTTGAGGCAAGTAATCATGCTTCCATACTTTCCACCACTCACGTTTTAAAATCGCTCCTTCTTCTGAAGTTGGATTTTGCATCCACTGTGAGTTCCATTTAGCAACAGGTAATGTGGCTTGTACTTTTTCTAGTTCATCCATCTTCCAATACTCAGGCCAAACGGGTTCTGCTTTGTTTGTTCCGTGGTCCATGATCGCCGGAAATTGAACCACGTGCCATTGGTCAGACTTTGCTTCTTTTTGATTTGCTAAAAGTAATCCTGTTAAATCTTTTTGTGACCAACGCGTCATAACTAAAACAATCTTACCACCAGGTTGAAGACGTTGACGTGGACCTGATGTATACCATTCGTAAGCTGCTTCTAGTGCTGTTTTAGATTGTGCGTCTTGTTCCGAGTGTGGGTCATCAATGATCAATAGATCCGCGCCCCGTCCTGTAATAGCACCACCTACACCGGCTGCGAAATATTCTCCACCTTGCGCTGTCTCCCAACGTCCTGCCGCTTTACTATCTTCTTGTAGTTTTGTTTTAAAAATATTTTTATACGAATCACTATCGATAAGGTTCTTGGCTTTCCGTCCAAACCTTACCGCAAGTTCGCCCGTGTGTGTTGCTTGAATGATCTTGAGCTTTGGATCACGGCCCACCATCCACGCTGGTAACAAGTAAGATGCAAACTCAGACTTTGTATGTCTTGGTGGCATATTAATAATTAGTCGATTAATCTTTCCATTTGCAAGATCGTTAAATTTTTCTGAGATATGTCTATGGTGCGCACCTTCAATAAAATCTGGCCAGACGCATTTTACAAAAGACATGAAGTCATTCTTCGCTTTAACTTGCACTTGTTTCTCACGAAACTTAACTTTTAGTTTCATGTATTCCGTTCTAACGTCTATGGGTAATTTGTTAATATCAATATTCCGATTCATAAAAAATTTTTGAAAAATTTTTTTGCTATGCCTTTTTATTTCGAGAAGTATTTTACGGGGAATAAATATATAAATCAAGCATTTCGAAATGTATTTTGGTAAAATTAACTGTCTGTATCATACATTTACATACACATTTGTACTTACGCATACACGTTTAGGGTGGGTAGGGTAAAAAAACAAACCAAAAACCAAACCCGTTTGAGACCCCTACACGCATAAAAAAACCCTGTCCGCGTATCGCGGACAGGGCCTCTCTTTTTACGTGGGAGATTGTCTATTTTTTAACTAGTCTTAATTTTTTTTGATCAGGTCTTATAACGTCAACACGTCTTAGACGTTTTCTTTTTTGCTCGGCTCTCCGGTCAAGGTACATAAGCAAGAACCACGCAACAGGAAACCCGAACACTATTATTTTAAGTTCTAACGGCATTGAGCGTCTATCCTTTCAATGCTTGCGTTTTCTTCTTTTATTCTTTGGTTAAAGTCTTTCTCTATTTTAACCAGTTCGTCAAAGGTTTCATTGCCTTTTAATTTAACACCATAAAAAGATTTTAAGTCTTTGATTTGTTTATGGTTCACGGGTCTATTGATTAAATGTGTTAAGGCATAATCAAGATTGAACCACCTTGATTTGTCTTTATTGAAAAAATGAGGTTCTTTATCTGTATAACTTAACTCACTTATTCCAACACTTCCGATTGTTTCTATCTCATATCCTTGAAAGTATAACGGGTTTTTTTCGTATCTTTCGCCCCAATATATTTTCCCACCTATTAGACTAAACATGACCGCACAATGAGTTTCAAAAGTTTCGGGGTCGTTCCATGCTCCGTCATCATTATTATTGAAACAGAAATTTTTAAGTTCTTGTAGTTTCCCGTTCCAGTTCTTTTCGATTATAAGTTCATCGTATTTATACGAGCTTAAATAATCGTCGTACTTGTTTGTTGTGTGTTGTCCGTATTTTTTCATTTTTTTACCTTTCTGTTGATTTGAAATATAAACTACTTGACATGATTTGTCAATAGGAGTATATAGGATTATGAAAGAAACAAAAAAGGAGTAAAAAATGGCAAGTTATCCAATATGGAATAAAATCCAAGCTTGTATCTATAAAGCCCCTAAATCGTACGGGGTTAGAAGTGACGGAACAAATGAAATTTTAGTGGGAACAAGCAAAAGCAATTCTCACAAATTTGTTGATACAAGAGTGACCCATAGAAAAAACGACGACGGAACAAGAACCTATCACTATTATATTGACGGCAAATTATACGCTAAAGGCATTTTAATTGGTGATAAGTTTAAAAAAGAGTTAGTAGCTTGAGCCGTGAACCATTGCACCGATTGGGTTAAAATCCTGTGCACTTTGAGCAATGGTTCGCGGGTCAAGCTTGTTATGCTCCATTGCGAGCCAGCGAGATTGCAATCGGCAAGCTTGACCGTCATTTTACCTTTTAGGTTGACCCGTGAACCGCAAGCGCGGTTCACGGGCTTTTTAAATTTTCAAACACCAACGCACAAGCGCGAAAGTCGCAAGCGACAGGCGCAACTTTCATACCATAACGCACAAGCGACATGATTGATGAGCCGTGGAACAAGGACAACGAAGAAGTTTTAGAGGAGCACGGATCAAGGGTCTCGGCCAAGATAAATGTATTCTTCGGGTGTCGTTTATGCCAAGCAATCTG